TAAAGATCAACTTCTTTTGTTTCCCGCCATCGGAGTGCATGATGATTTGCCAGATGCTCTCTCATATATAGATCAAATGGCTGTTACCTCATACTTTGTTGATGACCAAGATGAAGAGTGGGAGCCAGTAGACATAATTAGCGGGGTTTGATAATGGCAACAGATAAACAAGTTGGTATGGAACAAAATGAGTTTGACGAGCCAACTGAGGCCGACAAAGAACTTGTTGGATTTGTTGTAGACCACTGCAATCGGTGGCGTGATTACCGAGATGTTAACTTCCTACCTGATTGGCTAGAGTACGAGCGCATCTTCCGTGGTCAATGGGCTTCTGAAGACAAAACCCGTGAGTCTGAGCGTTCACGAATCGTTACCCCTGCTACCCAACAAGCGGTAGAGACTCGCCATGCTGAGATCATGGAAGCAATCTTTGGTCAAGGCGACTTCTTTGATATTGAAGACAACCTCCAAGATATAGGCGGCAATGAGATAGATGTTGAGTTAATCAAGGCTCAACTGATGGAAGATTTCAAGAAAGACAAAATCCGCAAAGCAATTGACCAAATTGAGTTGATGGCTGAAATCTACGGCACAGGCATTGGCGAGATTGTTGTGATGACTGAGACGGAATATATCCCTTCCACTCAGATGATCCCAGGCCAAGTCGGACAAGCGGCTATTGGAGTTTTAGAGAAAGACAGAATTGCTGTAAAAATTTCTCCTGTAAACCCAAAGAACTTCCTATTTGACCCTAACGGCACAAGCGTAAATGACTGTATGGGCGTGGCTATCGAGAAATATGTCTCTATTCACAAGATTGTCCAAGGCATAGAAAAGGGCATCTACCGCAAAGTAGACATTACTACTACTGGTGAAGACACAGACTTAGAGCCTACCCAAGAAGTTAGCCAATACCAAGATGAGAAAGTCTTGTTGTTGACCTACTACGGCTTAGTTCCACGGGAATATTTAAATAATCTCAATGAAAACAAAGACATAGTAGAGTTATTTCCAGAGAATTCTGCGGCAGATGACTACACAGACATGGTGGAAGCCATTGTTGTCATAGCAAATGATGGTCAACTGCTCAAAGCAGAAGAAAACCCATACATGATGAAGGATCGCCCTGTCTTGTCCTATCAGGATGACACAGTACCGAACCGCTTATTGGGTCGTGGCACAGTAGAAAAAGCGTTTAATATGCAAAAGGCTATTGATGCTCAGACTCGTAGCCACTTAGACTCTCTAGCCCTGACAACTAGCCCAATGGTTGCGATGGATGCGACTCGTTTGCCAAGAGGAATGAAGTTTGAGATAAAGCCAGGCAAGGCAATCCTTACCAATGGCTCACCTTCAGAGATTTTGATGCCCTTCAAGTTTGGTCAAACTGACCCCAACAACTTGGCTACGGCAAGAGACTTTGAGCGTATGTTGTTACAAGCAACGGGAACATTGGATTCCCAAGGCATGATCAGCAATGTAGCCCGTGATGGTGGTCAAGGCGGTATGTCAATGGCTGTGGCTTCTATCATTAAGAAGTACAAGCGCACATTGGTTAACTTCCAAGAAGATTTCCTAGTCCCGTTTATCAAGAAAGCGGCGTTCAGGTTCATGCAGTTTGACCCAGAGCGTTATCCTTCTGTGGACATGAACTTCATTCCTACGGCTACTCTTGGCATTATTGCTAGAGAGTACGAGCAACAGCAGTTTATTGGCTTGTTACAGACACTTGGCCCCAACACCCCCGTCTTGCCAATCATCTTGAAGGGCATTTTGGCTAATTCAAGCCTGTCTAACAGGTACGAGTTGATGCAAGCCTTGGATAAGATGAACCAACCTGATGAGCAAGCACAGCAATTGGCACAAGTTCAGCAACAATTGGCATTGCAAGCGGCTCAAGCACAGATTGCGGTTCAGACTACTCAGGCAGAACAGAATCGTGCAGAGGCTACCAAGTTGACAGTCGAGGCTCAGTTGATGCCACAAGAAGTGCAAGCCAAGATGTCTGCATCTTTGACTAAGAATCTACCCAATCAGGATGAAGCGGCAAGCCGTGAGTTCGATAAAAGGGTTAAGATTGCAGAATTGATGCTAAAAGAAGCAGACATCAAAAATAAGTCTAAAATTGTTGAACTACAAATGGCAAACAAGCAAGAAAACATTGCCAAAGTAGAAAATGACTTTTTAGAGCAATTGGCAGGGAATCTCAAATGAGTGACATTATCCCAAACTTAGAAAACATGACTGACGCTGAGAAAAAGGCGGCTCTTGATGCTATTCAAGTTTCTATTGCTAAATCAAAAGAAGTTCAAAAGCAACGCATTGGCGAAAATGTGGGCTTAGTTGTTGATGCTCTGAAAAGAATTGAGTCTGATATTCGTTCTCGCTTTGATGAAGTGGGTAATACCATTGAAAAACGAGTTGCCACCATCAAAGATGGGCGTGATGGTATAAACGGCAAGGATGGACGCAATGGCAAAGACGGACGTGACGGAAAGCAGGGCGTTCAAGGAATTAAAGGCGAAGATGGCAGAGATGGGCGTGATGGTCTGGACGGGACTGATGGTATTAGTGTCACCTCTGCTCGTATTGATTTTGATGGTAGCCTTATTATTGGGCTTTCTAGTGGTATTGAACTCAATGTTGGTGAAGTTGTTGCTCCTGACCTTGCGGAATCCATCAAGGTTATTACTAATGGTGGTGGCACTTCTCAGTTTGTCCTTGATACCCTAGCCTCCCTACAAACACAGATAACAAACCTAATTCCTAGTCAAACAGGAAACTCAGGTAAGTTCTTAACTACCAATGGAACTGCACTTTCTTGGTCTTCTGTTGCTGGTGGACTGAGTTACCAAGGAACATGGAACGCATCTACCAATACGCCTACATTGGCTAGTGGTGTTGGCGTAAATGGCTACTACTACATAACTTCAACGGCTGGTTCTACTAACCTTGATGGCATTACTGATTGGCAAATTGGCGATTGGTTGATGTTCAATGGTTCTGTTTGGCAAAAGATTGACCAAAGCAACCTAGTTACATCTGTTAACGGGCAAACTGGTGCTGTTGTTTTAACTGCATCTAATGTTGGTGCTTTAGCAAGTATTGCATCTGCGGATGGAAGCATTGTTGTTACTACAGTTGGAACGGCTGTTGATCTTGCGGTATCGCAAACCTCCCCAGCATCAGTTCTTGTTGAGCAAGTTCGTAATACTACAGGCGCAACTCTTACTAAAGGTACGGCAGTCTATATTTCTGGTGCAACAGGGCAGATTCCAACTGTTTCCAAGGCTTTAGCCACAGGTGACTCCACATCAGCACAGACTTTAGGTTTAATAACAGCAGATATATCAAATAACTCCAATGGTTATGTAACCATCATTGGTTTAGTTACTAATCTAAACACATCGGCATACACAGATGGGGCGCAACTTTATCTAAGTCCAACGACAGCAGGAACTTTGACCGCAACCAAACCTTATGCTCCACAGCATCTTGTTTATGTGGCAGTTAGTAACGGGGCTGGTTCAATCACAGTCTCTAACTCAGGAGTTACTTCTGCGGTTGCAGGAACTGGCATTTCAGTCTCAGGTGCTACGGGTGCAGTCACTATCTCCAATACTGGTGTTACTTCTGTAACAGGAACTTCTCCAGTAGTATCAAGTGGTGGTGCTACCCCTGCTATTTCCTTGGCAACTGCCTATGGCGATACGCTGAATCCCTATGCCTCCAAGACTGCTAACTTTGTTCTAGCCTCACCCAATGGTTCTTCTGGCGCACCAACATTCAGGGCAGTTGTTGCCGCTGATATTCCTACGCTGAATCAGAATACTACGGGAACTGCGTCCAATGTAACTGGTACTGTTGCGATTGCTAATGGTGGCACAGGACAGACTACGGCTAACACTGCTTTCAATGCTTTAGCCCCTAGTCAGACAAGTAACTCAGGTAAGTATCTAACCACAGATGGAACTAATTCATCTTGGGCAACAGTTGTCTCAGGTGCAAGTATCAGCAACGATACAACGACATCGACCAAGTATTTGTATAAGCCAAGTACGGGTGAGTTAAGTGCGCCAGCACCTATTGCTACCAATGGCATCATGTTGCATAGCACAACAGTAAGTGCTAGTTATACGATTGCTAGTGGTAACAATGGATTTTCGGTTGGCCCAATAACTGTGGCTTCAGGTCAAGCGGTAACTATCTCTAGCGGTCAACGCTGGTTGGTACTATAAGGAAGAACAATGCCATACGGAACAGTAAATGCAGACAAGATGACCACTTCAGACGGAGTAAGTTCGTCTGGTTTGTATGGCTTTAAGAACCGCATCATCAATGGTGCGATGGTGATTGACCAGCGTAATGCGGGGGCTAGTGTGAGCATAAGCGGATCGGCAAAGTTTTCGTGTGATCGTTTTGAAACACGCGCTGTTGGCGGTGGGGTGGTTTCTGCCCAGCGCAGCACTACCGCTCCTGCGGGTTTCATAAACAGCGTCCTGATTACTGTTACCACAGCCGATTCTTCGGTTGCTTCTACAGATGATTACAAAACAGGTCAAATTATTGAAGGTTTTAACATATCCGACTTTGGCTGGGGAACTGCAAATGCGGCGGCAATTACGGTATCGTTTTGGGTTCGATCCAGCATTACTGGAACTTATGTTGTGGCCTTACAAAACGATGCTGAAAATCGTAGTTACCCCGCAACTTACACAATCAACACTGCCAACACATTTGAGTATAAAACAGTAACCATTGCTGGCGACACGACTGGGACATGGTTGACTGACAGCGGCAAAGGTGTGCGCGTTAACTGGAATCTTGGTTCGGGTTCATCGTACAACGGCACTGCTAACGCTTGGAACGCTTCCGATGCTAGAACTGTATCTGGTGCTACAAACTGGATTGCCACAAATGGCGCAACCTTCTACATCACAGGCGTACAACTAGAAAAAGGCAGTACCGCAACATCTTTTGATTACAGACCTTATGGTACTGAGTTGCAGTTATGTATGCGTTACTATGAAAAGACTTATGAGATTGGGACTGTACCAGGCACGGCTACTTCTCTCGGTGTTGCAACTTCTGGTGGTGGTTCTACAGGAAGTACCACGAGTTTTATTGGGGGGAATGGTCAGAGATTTACTGTGCCAAAAAGAACTGCGCCTACAGTAACTGTTTATGACCCTGCTGGTAATAGTGGCGTATGTCAGAGGTGGCAACTAGGCGTAAGTAATGTTAATAACCAAAACTGGGTAACCGACACCCCAAGTGCAACTGCGTTTAGTGGTTATTCTGGTTCTGGGTCAAATACATCTGGTGTTAATTATCATTACACAGCATCTGCGGAGTTATAAATGTACAAACTACAACCAAACAACATAGTAACGGGTGAGCCATCTAAAATAGTAAGGCGTTTGTCTGACAACGCAGACATACCTTTTGACCCACAAAATTCAGACTACCAAGCCTATTTAAAGTGGGTGGCTGAAGGCAA